ACCAAAAGCATCAAACGCATGATCCACACCTAAATTCTTATTAGGTAAACCAGTATTAGGTGCATAAGTTAACGTCCTGAGTGCCTTTATCAATTCTTTACAACGAGGGTGTATTAGCGTCCTCCTATCGCCATTAGCATCAAACAGGGCAGTATTGACAGCAGTGATCTTATCTCTGATCTTCCAGGGGCTTCTGGGACTCATAACAGTAAATCCACTGCGTCTAAGTATCGTATGATCCGTTACACCCACTCCACTGGTTTTTCTTGCACTTCCAGTGGGGTCTGGACAGGCAATAATTCTACGATCAACTCCATATCTTCTCGTAACTTCCTCTGCAAAATCCCATGTGGTAGCACCTCCTGTAAGCATGATCTCATCAAAAACGTACAAGGTATCGTTATGCTTCACAGCACAGATTCCTGCCATAGGATCAACGTTAAAATCCAAGCCAATTAACAAAGGAAGCATATGTAAATCTGCTACTTCCTTATCAATATTGTCATCAGCAAAGCTAACAGCCACCAATCCAGTTAAATTCTCAAAACTAGCTTCAAATTCCTGCCTAAATGTCCTCGCATCTAATTGACTCCTCGCAGCTTCAACTTCTTCTTCTGCTACATTACCCCCTTCTATCGTAGTAAAACTCCATCTCTGCCAATCATCCCATTCTCTCTCCCCACAAAAACACCACATATCATAAAACCAACTCGCAGTTCCATCTGGTGTACTGATGAAAAGTGCCCATCCCTGTTTATCAGCCAACGCAGGTCTAATTACCTCCGCCCATACATCTCTATCCATAAATGCTGCCTCATCCAACACAACACCAGCTAAACTTCTACCTCTCAATGCCATAGCGTTCTCAGTTCCCTTCAATTCAATACTCGATCCATTTATCAAATCCAACCTTAAATCAGTCTCATTCTTTGCCTTTACCCACACCTTCGGCACTAATCTCTTTAATTCTTTCCATGCAATGTCCTTTGCCATCCTATAAGTAGGAGCACAATAAAAATAAACCTCCCCTGGGCGATTAATGGCACCTCGTAGGAGTTCGATACAGCTAAGATAACTCTTCCCAAATCTCCTCCCCGCCACAAGCACCCTAAATCTCTTATCACAATTAAAAACCTCACCCTGTGCATAACGCAAACTTATTTCATTCCTCTTTTTGCCACTCACAACCATAAATTTAACAAAAAATACAACTCATACCCCTCCTTTATAGCCTATTTCAACACTTTTAAGTTATCATTCAACTAAATACTACTAAAAATCAAGTCCGTGACTGATTCAATCTTACCTTCAAATATAATCCCACCTATAGCTCAATCTAAAAAAAGAGGTACTCCTCGCTTTGTTGCTCGCTCTACAGCAGAAAAAGTTCAAGAAAGAGCACAACGACTCTACTCCCGTCAGCTAAAAGGACTAACAACTCGCCAACTTGTAATAGAACATTCAAAAATTGAACAAATATCCATAACAACAGCATGGGAAGACTGGGGTCGTGTCAAAGTCTGGAACAATGAAGACTGGGATAAAGATAGAGAATCAATGCTTCCACGTCTACAAGCTATGAGAGTACGTCTATTTAATCAAGCAGTATCTAAAGGTCAATTACAAACAGCAGCACAGATTCTAGACTCTCTAGGTAAAGTAATTGGTGAATCCGTAGAAACAGTAAACATACAAGCTCCAGAACTCTCAATTAAGGTAGAACCAAAAAATTAACGGGAATATATTTAAGTTGCCCGCCTTGGCCATAGCAAAGTAACATTTGCTACACTACCCCCATGCTTATGTGATATCACTTTGTATTATTTAGGCTTGACTCTGATATTAGAATCTGCGACAATAGAATATGCTTAATAATGGGTATGCACTGTACCCACTTTTAACGCTAATGGTCTTTTGGCTTCAACTGTGTCTAGACTTTTAATTAAGCTACGTACCACTTGAAGGATACAAAAGCAAAAGGCCAAAAATAAACCTAGAAAACTAAATCAATCCTTCCTATGGAGCAACAAGAGATAACCAAGTACATGAACTTGGAGCTATGCGAGAATGAAAAGCTTGCATTTGATATTCTATTTTCAAAAATAGATGATGACTTATTAAGAAGTGAAGACGTTAAATTTTGGATGTATATGGGAGCTACAAACTACCTACATCCACAACATCCGAACGTCTTAGAATTCAAAGATAGGTTAACAAGAAAAACTTATCGTATAAGCTACGATATTTTTGATCTAGCAGAATAATGATAGGAAACACTTGTATTAAACCAGTACATGAACAATATCTAATCGAGAATAAGATTAGATATGAAAAATGCTATTCAAAAAAGTCTAAAAGACTATGGTTAAAAGTTCATCCGATGGACGAATCCGAACACTGGGATTTTTTCCATTCGATACCAACTTATGTTCGTCTAGTCTTAGACGATTAACAAAATACCTGGACTAACTTTTGTTAGTCCTTCCTTCCTTTATTCCTTCCAAAACAAATGGACATTTTTAAGATTTTAACCTTGTATATTTCAACTTTATTGATATTCATATGGGGTTTAAATTCATCATTCCAAAAGTCAACAAGAATTCATTGTGAGACTTTCGGAGAATATTCAAGAGCTTGCGAAGCTGTTGAAGCAAGAAACAAATTAACTAAGGAGCTTTAATTTATGTCAATACAAGATCCTGACTATTGGTGGAAAAAACAATTAGAAGTTAAAGATAATAAAATTCTTGAACTTTCTAATTCGTTAATCAACAGAAACAATGAACTAATAAAAGCTATTGAAAAAATATCTTTTTTAGAAATCCAATTAGAACAACTAAACAAATGACTTCAATTATTGAACCAAAACAACAGACAGTCTCAATTTGTCACTTAGATACTAGGGATTATATAACAATCCCTAGATTTCAAATGATCCAATTAATGTATGTTTTGTATAGTGACAGAATAATGTTAAGAGGTGGCACACCTACTCAATTCTTTAATTTACATTTTTCAAACAAGAGAAAAACTAAAAAGTTTTGGCGTAGACATTTTGCACCATACCTTGCAGACATTTTTCCACAAGAGATACCAGAGCGAATACAAGACACATTAGCTCTAATGTCAATTGGCATTAAGTAAGAAAATTTTACCCAAGGTTAAAAACTTGGGTATTTTTTTTTGCTAAAAATTTTTTCAAAAAAAAAAAAAAAAAAAAAAAAAAAAAATTATTTAATAAAAAAATAATAAATAAAAAAAATAAGCTTATAAATTGAATGCATTTTTTGAATGCAAATTTATTGTTAAATTGAATGATATTTAATGACAGTTAATGACATAATAAGTTAATATTAAATAGTAAACTATTTTTTATTCTTAGTTATGAGTTATTTAACTTTACTACCTGCTTATGGTAGAGACTATAAAAGCAAGAAATCAATTATTAATGATTTAAACTCTTTAAAAGATTTCGTAATTTCACATACTGGACAATATATTAATAAACCGCAATTTAAAGAACTTAATATAATTTCTTTTAATGTTCGATATGATCAGCAACGAAAAATAACAAATATCAATATTAAGGATCTAAAAAAATGAATATTAAAACAAATAAAAAAATAATCCACTTAATACATGGATTAATGGCATTAAGTGCAGTTGATAAAACCATTCCAAGTGACTTAAAAATGGTTAAGGACGCACTTAAAAGAGCAAAATTAGAATTAAATGATGATGAAATATTACTTGCTTATTATGCTTTTGAAGTTCAAAAACAATACATGGATTTTTTAAAAGAAGAATATAAAAAAATTAATTAAATGTTTCCTTAAGGGATCTATAAAAGTTCCCTTAATGAAAACATTTATATATGTTTTCTTCCTTCCTATAAAAATTTAAATAATGAATGATTTATTAAAGTTATCTATTGGTAACGCTAAGTTAGACAAAAAAACAATTATTTTTGACATACCAGCGGGCAAAACTTGCAATAATGGCGCAAAAGATTGCCATTCATGGGTGAATGTTGACAGTAAAGGCAAAAGAACTATTAAAGACGGTCAAGATACTGTTTTTAGATGTTATGCAGCTAGTCAAGAGGCTTTATTCACTAATGTATATTTAAAAAGAAAATATAACTTAGATTTATTATTGAATGAATTAAAACAAGATATGGGTATATATAAATGCAGTGAATTAATTAATAAAAGTATTCAAAAAATAAGAACTAAAAATATAACTAAAGTGAGAATACATTCAAGCGGGGATTTTTTTAATAGTTGTTATTTAAATGCATGGTTAAGAGTATGTGAATTAAATCAAGATTTAAAATTTTATTGTTATTCTAAATCTTTGAATTTATTCAGAACTAATAAAACTTTACCGAATAATTTTTATTTGACAGCAAGTATGGGAGGTCAACATGATCGATTAATCCATATGGGATTTTTTAAAAGATATGCAATTGTAGTTAATTCAAAACAAGAGGCAATAACAAAAGGAATTGAGCATAGAAATAAACCTTATTTAATAGATAAAGATGATTCAAGTTGTTTTAAAGATGATCCTTTTGCATTATTAATTCATGGTGTTCAACCTAAGAAAAAATAATATATAAATTATTTAATTTTTAAATAATAAAAAAATAAGAAATTAAATAAAAAATCAAAATTATTTTTATCAGTTGAATGCTTTGAATGCGATGAATGAATTAAATCTTGAATGTTTGAATGAGTTAAGTCTGAATGAATGTGAATGAAGTGCTTGATCCTTGACATGAATGTACTAGTAAACTATTATATGCTATCATACTTATTACATTCTTATATAAAACAATCATGAATGAAAACAAAACAAAAAGAACTGAATCAGAATTTATTCAAGCAAAATTTTTTGATGCTTATGATGAATCAACAGCTAACAGAAAATCAACTTTAAGTTTACTTGCTGTTTATCAATTATTCCATGATGAAAACGGACACTGGTCACTATTTAAATGCAATATGGGAGTAGATTGTGATAAACATAAAAAAGATGATGATGCGGAGATGTTAATCGAAGCTGAAGATATATTTGATTTGTTCCGCACGTTATCTGAAGAACAATTTAATAACCATAAAAAACACTACAACAAAGAATATAAATATCAGGATGACGAACCTTCAGGTTATTGGGTTCCTTAAAAATGAATAAAAAAGATTACAGGGATGATGCATTTGAAACTATTAGAGAATTAATGGGTGATGGTGAATCAAAAGCTGAAATAAAAAAGCAATTAGAAAATACTTATCCAGAGGTACATCCAAACACTTTTTATAAATGGATAAATATTGTTAAAAAAGAACCTGAGATAATCCATAAAGATGATGAAAGATTTTTAAGATTACAAAATGAGAATGAAGAAAAATCTAAGTTTAAAAAACAATTATTTAATGATGCTAAAAAAGAATATTTAATCGCTAAAAAAGAAAATACAGATCCAAAATTAATTATGGAATTACGCAAAGAATGTCGATCTTGGCTTAAACCTTACTAAATTCAAAAGCTAAATTAGCTAGCTAAAACTATGAAACATTTTAAATTAACTGTCACTTCTATGACATCACATTATTTATATATAACTACACCAGATAATGTAGAAATAGATGATGTTTGTGAACATTGGAGAGATTTCGATGGAGGAGATTTCTCAACTGATGATGAAGGAGATTGGGAGTATTCAGACTTAGAAGAAGTTAAAGAAGAAGAAGTAGATTCTTTTTGTGTTAAGTGGGATAAGGAGGATATAAACAATGACTGATTCATTTTTAAGAGATCATCAACCAGCTATAGATCATATGCATGAAGAAAATGCAATCAATGATCTACGCAATGCAGGAATATATCCTGAGATAGATGACAACAAATTGTGCTTTTGTGATGAAGCTCAGAATGGTGATTTAGAAGAAGGTCATTACCATTGCAAAAAATGTGATTGCATTTTAACTCAATATGAGGATGATATTTGTTGCTCTTGTGAGGAAGATTATGAGTAACTTACAAAATACTGAACTTCTAGAAAAGCTTTATGAAGAAATAATAGAAGAAGATGGTAATTTATCACATTATGAAGCCGTTGACTTAGCTAAACAAAGATTTGAGGAGTTATCAC